CAGCAACTGCCGTATTATCAGCAAGTCCGTTAGCAACAAATACTTTAACACCATCAAAAGATAATGCGCCTCCGTTATACCAAGTAGTACCTAAACTATTAACACCATTTGCACCGATGTCACTTACGTTTTCAGCACCTGCTACATTTTGTAAAGCAGCAAAACCGCCGAGAGCGCGAACATAAGCGCGGCCGATATTCTGTGATACATAAAGGTAAAGGTCATCTTTTCCGTAAACAGAAGAAGGAATAGCATCTACGATTTTACCAAGTTCAGTAATTACGTTAGCAGAAGTAACAGTAGTAGCAGTTACATCGTTAGTAGTACCTGCTTCTAAGATAGTAGTNATACCATCAAATTCNCCTGCNGTTGCAGTTGTTCCTTTCCANAGTGAATTCTCAACTGNNTCAGCAACTTTAGCAGCAACTTGAGCAATCAAGAAGTCAGCAAAAGAAGCAGGAAGGTCAGCNTAAGCACTCATAGCCATTTCTTGACCGATATAGTCAGAATAGTAATCTGCTTTACACATTTGTAGGTTAACTTGGAATTCCTCAACAGTAAGAACACGCTCACTTAAAGTGATAGCATCTGAAGTCGAAGAAAAATCACAAGTAGCATCGGCTACAATGCTTCCCCAGTCAAGTTTCTTAACTACTTGCTTGTATTTAACATTCGGTTTGATTGTAATTACATCACTTGCTAAAGTGTTTCCACTTAAAATAGCAGCAGCGATATACTCACCTGCGAAAGAACCTTCGTAGGTAGTGGTGATTGGACTTGCAACAGAAGTACCTGAACCACCTGGTGTAATGTTTCGTAAGTTTACTTTATTACTCATTTTTAAAAATTTATTTGTTTGAAATTCGTTGAAATACTCTTTGTAAGGTAGTGTTTGCTACACGACCACTATTAAATCTTGGTGTTACTTTTTCACCTTTTACTTCAGGACTATGCTTGAAGGTTTTTGAAAGTTTTTCTTCTTTAACTTGAGCAGAAAGTTTTTCTTCTACTACTTCTTGAGATAGTTTAGTTTCTAACTCAGATACTTTGTTTTGCAATTCCTCAATCAAAGGACTAACACTTGAAAGAATAGTTTCTACAAGTTCGCTTTTTTGTTCTTCAGAAAAATGTGTTTCTACGACTGTGCTTTCTACCACTTTTTTTGGTTCTTTCACTTCGCTCATTTCTTCTTCTACAACTTCCTCAGCAACTTCTTCAACTTCTTCTTCTTGTGCGTTGATTGATGCAATAACGCCTTCTTCTTCTACTACAAGCATTGAACCATCTTCCATCATATACTCACCGACAGGCATAGGAATGCGCTCATCTTCGGTAACGATAAATACTGGCTGCCCTTCTGCAAATTCATCAGCAGAAATAACAGTACCATTATCTAACTTGCGATCTTCAAGTTCAACACGAGTATTAAGAAGCGTTTGAATGCGCTTTAACATTTCGGTTGTTTTCATAAATACTTATTTAATAATTAAACGATTGATTAAAATATTTTGCATTTTTAAATGTCAAATTCTAAATTCGTGTTTTGTATCATTCGAATTTCATTATCTAAAGAATCTAATAATTGTTTCCCTCTTGCATAATTAGGTGAAGCAACTTTTAAATCTACACCCAAATCTTTGGCTTTTTGCTCGGCATCTTTTATTAATTTACCAAGTTCTTTTTGATGCATTTTTAAATCTTGAATTACCACATCTTTATACCGATTATAAAATTTAACATCAGAACTTAAAGTATTTAATACTTTGTTTACATTTTGTGCTATATCTACAACCTTGTCAGCAGTTTCAAAAGTTTTGTTTGTTGCAGTTACCCTTTGTTGAATTTCATCAAATATTGCCAAGTCTACCTTTTGATTCTTTAACGCTACTTTAGCGATTCTTTCGTTTACTGTTTTTTGTGTGTTCATTGGTTTATGTTTTTTAATAGATGTCTCTTAATTTCATAGATGCTTCTCTTAATGCCCTTTCCTGACCTATAGCGATTTTTAATACCTGTTTTGCTCGTTCAATATCAGAATTTTTGCCAATACCTAATTCTTTTAAAAGTCTTTCTGATTCTTCAATGTCAGCCTTTAAAGCCTGAAGTTCTTTATTAATGGGAGCAACATATTGTGTATCTAATTTTTTTGCTAATGCTTTTGATTCATCTACCGCTATCTGTAATCCTTTCTTCCATTCTTTTTCTAACCCCTCACCTCTTTTTTTAATTTCATCAATAAAACCTAATTCTACCTTCTGGTTTTTAAGTGCGATTTTCTGTAATCGCTCATTAATTATTTTTTGTGTGTTCATTTTTATTTATTTATGTTATGCTTTCTTTTGAATTATAAACCATTCACTACCATCTGACCAAATCTTTATTCCTTCGTATGTTTTGTTTATTTCGTAGTAATTAGTCGACCCATCTAATTCATCCCCACCAACAGGTGTAAGATATACTCTTGTGTTTGTGTTAAAACCACCATTACTAATAAATCGAATGGCACGATTAACATTACTTGAGGCAGAAGGTAAATTTATTGTCATATTACCCGAATCCCCAGACCAAGTAAGTTTTATAAGCATTGCTTGTTCAAAAATTGTATCATCAAGATTTACCGTTGTATCTTTAACCACAGTTAAATTATAAGGCACTAAAGTGTTTTTTATTTTATTAACTGTTGTTTGCTTGGTTGTTCCCGATTGAACAGTTACTAAAAGTTCTGTTCCCGTTAAAGCACTTGCCGATCCTAATTGTGATATTTTCTTATCTGCCATTATAGAAGTATTTTTTTGTTATTCTCTTGCAAGATTAAATCGTTACTTTCTTGTCTTAAATAAAACTGACTCTTACGATCTACTCCGATACCCTGCGCCCAAAGACTACCATCACAACAATCTATGTGATAAGTATTCGTGTCTTTACAATAGCATCCCCTTTTACTCATTGTCGATTTGTTTTAGTTTTCTGATTGCCCAATTTACACCTGCACTTCCACCCCAAGCATCCCACATTAAACCACCGCATCCTTCTGAATAAGGAACATCTTTGTTTTGTTCGTGTCTTTTAAATCCTGCCATCCTTGCAATAGTATCTCTAGAAATAGGTTCACCCTTTGCTAACTGATTTGCCCTTTGTTTACCTACTGGTGTACCACAACTACCCCAGCCGTTCTTTTCTGCCCATTCTAACGCTTTCTTAGCGTTGTTCTTCGCTGCTTGAGGATAATCTGTATAAGATTGTAGTTCGTACTCTAGAAGTGCTTGTTTTATTTCTAATAATTTAAGACCTGCTTCTATTTCTTTAGATAATTCTTCTTTCTCTGCAAAGAATCCTTCAATAGAAAAACCTTTAACTACCCCAGTCTTGACGTAGTCATTCCATATTTCTTCGTTATCTACCTTAACGCTTCCCATCCAGGTACCCACAGGTACATCCATTCCGTACAAAGCAGACTTATCTTTTTCCTTATCTTCTACTATCCAACTTTCAACTAAAGTAAGTCCATCTATTTTGTATAAATGCTCAAAGGTGGAATTGTGTTGGTTGCCTTTTTGTAGGAATAATTCTGAAGCCTTTCTAATAGTCTTTTTAGTAAAGTAAATATAATAGTCCTCCTTATCGTCTTTTCTATAAATAGCCTTATTAGGTACAAGCAACGCACCCATTAAGATTCTTTTTTCTTTGTCTACTTCCTGAAACTTGTATTCTTTCTTTTGGTTAAGAGCAATAAAGTTTTCTTCAATAGCAGGATGCTCTACAATAGAAATAGCATCAATGCCATTGTCTTGTTCTTCGTCTATAATTAATTCTATAATGCGCATATCTATAAAACGATTTTATTTAAATTTTGTATTTCTATCCAAGTGTGGCACTTTCCACAATATTTCTGTCTAATGCTTGACCTGAAGAAACTTCACTACTCACTACATACGCCTTAACTGGTTGTGAACCTTGATCGGCAAGTAACCCTGCTAACTGATTTGTCGCACCGCCACCAATTACATTAAAAGAAGGTGCTTGTGGTGCAGCAGCAGGTGCAGGACTTGAAATACTTCTTGAGCCACCACCGCCAACACTACTCGGTTCTGGTTTTGGTATCTTAGTAGTTAAAATATTCTGAACATTGGCTAAACCAGATGCAATAATACCTACCGCAGCGATAGTTCCCACAATACCACCTTGTGCGATTGCTTTGTTCGCCCCTATGTAGGTGTCAATAATTGCTTGTGCTACACCTATTGCTTTTTGCGCTTCTGCATTTTCACCTGCTAACGCACTTAATCCATTTAAAGCACCGCTAATTGCACCAAGCATTTCCATTTCACTTTCGGCTTCGGCTTGATTCAATGCCATTTTTGCATCAGTCAAAGCAGTATCGGCTTCTATGTTTGCTTGTCTTGACTCCTCCATAAATTCATCAAGTGCAATCTGTGCATCTACCTTCGCTTGTGTTCCTGCGTTAGCGTTATCTACTATGGCTTGAAGTCTTGCTTGTTCTTGTTCTTGTTCTAAAAGTGCTATTTCTTTTAAGCGTTCAAGTTTTAAGATTTCATCGTCTATCTGTTCAGCGTTAAACCTTTGTCTTTCTATCGCTAATTTAGATTCACTTTCTAATTTTGAATTTATAAGTTCGTTTTCTTCTCTATCGAGTGCTAAATCATTGGCTTTTTGTTCTGATCTTAAACCTTCAATTTGTGCAAGTACCCCTTCTTTATTTGCCAATGCTTCTGTAAGTGCTACTTGGTTTTCAATAGACTTGTTTTTGGCTAAATCGGCTTGTGCAGATGCTACTTGAGCGTCTGCTTGTTTTAACATTGCTGCTTCTTGTTCTGCTAATACTTGTAAAAGTTGGTCATTGGCTTTTCTTCGTTCCTCAATACTCAATCTTTCCTCATCACGAATTTGTCTAAGTTGTTCCGCTTGTCTATCGTATTGCTCAACTAATCTACTTTGTTGTGCTGCTGCTAATTCTGCATTATTAGCAAGTTGTACATTTGCTTGAGCAGTTTTTATTGTTTCTGTGGCGTAGTTTTTAATGCTTTCTACCGTAGAATCAAAACTATCATCTACACCTGTAATAACATCTACTGTCTGCTTACCTGCTTCTTTGATTGTGTCAAACGCTGCACTAAATTCACCCCTAACAAGTTGACCTATTGCTTTACCTGCTAATCCTAATACTTCAACTAATTGTTCAAATCTAACTACAACACCATCGTAAATAGTTTTGCCTAAATTCTTAATACCCTCAACAGGATTTTCAAAGATTGCTTTAAAGGTATCGACTATGCCCCCTTCGTTATTTAAAAGAAAATCTACAAAATCATTAAAAACAATACTAACGGCTTCAAATGCAGTATTCAATAAGTCTACTACTACTTGATTTTGCATAAAGATTTCTTTCAATTTTTTGAATGCGGCAACCGCTAAACCAATACCTGCACCTGTTAAAGCAACACCCAAACCTTTAAATGCTTTTGATATAAGACGTACACCCTTAGAAGTTTCTTTGGCTTGTGTCAATGCCTCTTTAGATTGTTGCTCTTGTTCTTTACGAAGTTCTGAAACTTCATTTGTTAAGGCTTCAATCTGTTTTCTTGCTGCTTCTGTTTGTGCCTTTAGTTCTATTATTACTTCTTGCGCCATTCTTTCTTAATTGTAGTTAGTGCTTCTTGTAGTGTTTCTTCTAACTTGTACTTGCCTTTAGCGATGTCTATATATTCACCGCTTACATCGTACTGAAGTCCATCTAATATTGCTTTTATCATCCTGTTATTGATACTAAAGGTGTTACTAATCCATTAAATGCCCCTACCGTTCCAAAATATGCCTGAACAGATAACACATTACTTACGGTTTTGTCTAGTGTTGTAAATTCATAAGATTCTAACTTACTACCACTTGGAACGACTTTAGCGATATATTCACCATTGGCATACATAAAATATTCAGTAGCATTGTCTACCTTGTCCCATTCTAATTTCACATAAGCAGGTAGTGATGGTGATCCAAGTCTTACGTTTTCAGTTCTTCCTGCGTTTATTGTTTCTATTAAATTGATTCTCTTAGTAGGATTCCAAAGTGAAGGCAGTTCGTTATATAAAACCAAAGTACTTTCTTGTGTTTGTAAATTGGTGTTTATAGAATCTATCTTAAAGGTGTCTTGTCCTATTCTAAACCTATCTTTTAACTGATAAGTCAATAACACACCCAAAGGAAGAAATGCTTTGTAAGTTAATTTCCTTGCAGACTTTTGAAATACTGAACTAATGTAATCTGAGTAAAATCTATTATAAAGACTTCTATTTTCTTGTCCTTCATCCCATTCATTAAACTGCGCACCCCAATGGATAGAATTATCAAAAGAATCTATGTTAGTAGGTGCGTTGTAAGCCGTTAAAGTAGTAGGTGCTATACTTGGATTATTCCATTTCAAATCACCACTTGGATTTCTTTCTATTATGCAATGAATCAAAGGCAAACCTACAACTGGCTCTAAGTCTTGATCGGTAAATAAACCATATTGAACATTACTTAATACCCCCCCTGAAGAAATAAGTCTTTCGTAGTATGCGTGTTCAAATGCTAACTCTATTGAATACTTACTACCATCCATATCCGCAGTTCCTGCGTTCCAGTTTAAATCACCGAACTTTGCAGTAGGATAGGCTTGGTCATAAGCCGTAATAAGTGCAGATTCCCTACCCTTGTAAGAAAAGTTTATTTCTTTGTATGGCAGTAGTCGTTCTACGTTAGTTTCTTTTACGTCTATGTATTTTGTGATGTCGTGTTCTGTACCTGTTGAATAATAATCTACTAAAGGAAGTACTTCTATTGTTTCGTCTCCGTTTAACTCCGTAGTTATAGAAGAAGTTAAAAGGTGCATCTTAAACAAGTTAATCACAAAGTCATAGACCTTCATTTCAGGCATCTGCTCTGGTACGTTTACTTGTGCCGTAACAACACCTGAAGTACAATTATAAGTAACCGCAGTAGCAGTATCTGTCCATCCAAAACCAGAATCGTATTGTTCTTGTATAACTATTGACTGATTTGAAGGTGTAAAAATAGAATCACTTACTAAAGTAAAATCAAGTCTATGTGTTCCTGTTAATTCAATAGGATAATCAACCGTAAACGTATTAGTAGAAGAAGCAGTACCCCTAAACACAGGTGCGCCACCATTATCTCTAATTTCTAAAGTATAGTCTACTGGTGCAGTTGTTACTGTGAAACTTTCAATAACGTATCTTGTGCGTGTGCCTCCAGATGGTGAATAAGGAACGAATAACAAACCATCACTATTTCTTTGGTCTGTTCCTAAAGTAGTCCAGTTAGTAGTGTCATTTAAATGTGTGGTAAGTCTGTTCTGTTGCGCTTGTGTCATTCCACCTGCTTCCTTATGAAGCCACATATACAGATTCTTAAAGTAAGCCGTATTCCAAAAATACTGACTAAAGTCTAAACTGTATTTCTCAGCAATAGCGTCTATGATTGCTTTTAATCTAATAGAAGGTTTTAGGTCTGTGTAAGTAACATACTTATCATTTCCTGAAGGCAACCCAGTAGAAGTTATTGTTTCACTTCCATCAAACTGAAATACCCTTGTGTGTGATAAAAAACTATACTTAATATCACCACTAAATAAAGGTGTAGAATTATTGAAACTATTTCTTACCGTTGTGTTGTCGTAGTCGTGATTATAATTCTCTAAACCATTTGATCCACCTATTAAATCCGATAAGTTATCTTCACCTAATTTATCTTTTAAAGTAATTGTATTACCAAAGAAAACTACACTATATGATTCAGGCTTATTGTTTTTTAGTTTGACTGCGTTTAATCTTAACTTACCATCTTTGTAACGCATTCCGTTTACGTTCAAATAAGCATTTACTCTAAACCTGGCATCAAAATCATTTTCTACTATTTTGTAATTATAATAGTGCTTGAATATTCTGTTATTTGTTTTAGAAGCAGGTAGCGTAAATTGTCTTGAGTATGTCGTGTAGATTTTAGATATATCTTTTACGTTAGCGATACTATCTGAAATAGTAATGCTTTCGTCTTGAAACATATCTACACGCTCACCTTCTACATATAACTGAACTATCTGCATCTACTTAATGTTTTGTACGACATCACTTGCAAATTCTATGTCGATAGTGTAATTAATTAACTTGTCGTTTCGGCTTGTTTTGTAAGTAAAACTACTTGAGGAAATATTACAAGGTATTTCGTTTGATTCGTAATCTATCCAAACATAATCGCTTAAAAATAATTCCTTAAAGACATCGTTATTGTTTTCAGGGTAAAAGCCACTATTTAAAGTCAAGGTTTCATTAGCGTTCTTATTAACGATTGATTTTTGCGCATCCCCTAAATTATAATCAGCATTCTCAATGATGTTTCTTTTAAAGTAAGAAACGTTAGTAGTCATATTCTTAACTGACTTCTTAAACATCGTTAGACTTTGTAAAGCACCATATCTATTTACAAAGGTTAGTCTGTAAGGTATGTCTAAACATTCCTCTATATTTTCTACTGTGTAGTTCTGAACCTTTACCCCTGTGGTAACTATAATTTCATCTACGTTATCTGTTGCCCCTGTGTTAGAAAAATATTCTACCTGGTCATAAGAATTATTAGTACTTGAAATTGTAACGCTATTAACTAAAGAACCATCCTTTTTAAATTCTACCGTAGTGCTATTAAAAGAATTATCTACTGGGAAATATAAAATATCGTCAGCGTTCTTAACTATGTGTCTGTTTGTTATAAGTCCTGCCGTTGTTCCTATCTGTGGATTAGCACCATCTGTAATATATCCGTAACCATAAAACGCAGTAAGTTGAACTATCGATAAAGTACTTGAAGTATTTACGAAATATCTTGTTACTTGGTAATCTACCCAAACATTGTTCTCAATCGTAGAAGTATTTGCGTAGTCAAGTTCCACATTCATATAGTCCTTAACAAGTTCAGATATTTCAAAGTCTACCCTACCAAGTTCTGCATTACTGGATAAAACATAAGTAGGATCAGAAGGTCTGTTTGTTGTTTGTACCCCTGTGTAAATATATATATCAATAGAAGCCGATACCATACCAGATTGATTGGTGGAAACGAAATAAGGACTTCTTACATTTATCTTAGCCATTTAATTGTTGTTTAGTAGTAAATTCTAAAAACGCTTCTGCATCTAAAGCAAAGGCTTCTTCTAATTCGTTAGGTAAATTCTTTGAGTATTTTAAAAATGGTTTAGTAAAGAATAAACTTGGTTTAATTCCGTTATAAAATATGCCTCTTGCTATTAAGAACTGAATACTTTTTCTACTCAAGAACCTACCCTTATCGTCTCTTGGTGCTATGCCTTTCTTTACTATCCATTTATCTAACTTACTTGGTGGTGGCATTTTCTGCTTATAAGAGTAAGGTGTGTTATATTTCTTTTTAATACCGCTTACTCCTTTATCTTGAAATACACCGTAAGCATTCATTTCTATTTCAAACTGAACACTTCTAGGTGTTACCTTTATCTGACCACCTTTTATAGACTTCTCTAAATCACCACCGCCTTTACCTTGTTTCTGAAGATTCTTTTTTGATTCTTCAATAACCTTGTCCCTAAATTCCTCTAATGCCTTTTTAAAGTTATCTAGTTGCATATATCAATGTTATTCATAGTAACCACCGTAAAGGTACTTACCCATCCTGCTAACTCATTTTCAAACCGATCATAAAACGCCTCAAGTGAAGCACTACCTTCTAAATGATAACCATCTTGGTGTGGTGTTCCTTTTCTTAGTTTTTGATGCATTCTATTTAATACAGATAATTGTGTGTTTAGTACATCTTGCCTGTTATCATTTCCCACAAATATATCAGTCGTTGCATCTTTACTTGTGTCCACAATGTCCATAGCCATAACCGAAATATTATACGATAAAGTCTGTCCATTATCTGTTACGTTGTTTATCATTATATGCGACAAAGGGAAGATAGTCTGCTTGTTTAAGTCTACTTCTGTAATATCACCAAAAGTTACCGTATTGGTATTTTCATCTGCTTGTAAGATGTCTTTTATTTTGGTTGTTAAGTCGTAAAACGATTGTATTCCCCTATATATCATTTTCTTCTTCTTTTTAGTTCTTGTGCTTCTATGTCAGACTTTTCTTTTTTAAACGTCAGCATCAATAAACAAGTATTAACATTCAGTTCTGTTATTTCTTCAAATTTAGTAACGTCTCCATCTGCAAGTGCATAAACTGATTGATACCATCCCCATTTAGCACCGAAATTTGCTCTGGCGTCAAGTCCTCCTGATCCTGTAAATAGGCTATCATAACTTTCGACAATTCGATTCCTAAATTCCAAAAAAAAAGCATAGAACTAACTACCGCATCCATTGGCGTGTGTTTCATTGCTTCGTGATAGTTATCCCCTCTGTATTCTTCGATTAAGTACTTGTCTTTTATCTTTTGTTTTATTGGTCTGTATAAAACTGCCATTGCCTTGTGTAAGTTCTGTACGTCTCCTATGCTATTGTCTAAATCAATATACTCACCAAAGGTCATATCTTCTAACTTAGGAATAAAGCCAAATTCAGTATCTCCTATCTTAAAAGACTGAATCAAGTCTGGCTTTTGCTCTAAAGTCTTAGCAATTATTTCTGTAATATTGTCTATGTCTTTTTTGCGATATTTAAGAGCATCACTTAAAGGCAAATCACAGAATATCTGTAAGATTTTCTCTTGAATAAATAAGTCATTAAAAGATGCATCCTTGTTTACTTCTAATACCTTATGAAACCTTTGGTATTTGTGTAAAGGAATATCCTTAAGACTATCTGGTACGGTTATCTTAACTTCCATAACTATAAAACGATTTTATTTTGATTTTTAAACTGGATTAACGAACTGCGTATTTTCCGTAATTGGCTTTCATCCCTAGTGATTCCATTTCGTGATACCTAAGTGCATCAATGGCGTGATCCAAATGTGGAACTGGTTTGTTTAGTCTTTGACCTACTTTGTTTGTGTCCCAACAATACGCCCTTAATTCTTTGATTAGGTTCTGACTATTCTTTGTTACCAGGTATTCTTGTGTCTGCATTATGTCAATGCCGTAATTGATACTATCCCTTCCTTTTGTTACACCCTTTATAGAGATACCATATCTTCTTATTTCGTCTATGGATTTTGGTTCTGCTGAATCCGCATAAATGATAGTGCCTTTAGGTAGTTCTTT